AATGTGACCACCTTCAACGCCTTTAGCAGTAATACGCTCACAGCAAATGTCTCGACACTCGGGGTCCTGACTGGAAATGTCGCAACCCTCAATGTATCTTCGATCACGGTACTGACACAACTCAATAGCGTCTCTTCAAACATCCTGACGGCCAACATCGCATCGGCAAACGTCTCGACCGAAAACGTCTCGAGCATCAATATATCGACCGGAGGAAATGCAACCTACTTTACAGTCTCTACACTTATGAACTCGGTATCATCAAACATCGTATCAGCAAATGTCGGGACCGGCAACGTCTCGACCCTTACATCCCTTAATGCAAATATATCAACCCTCAACGTCTTTACAAGCAATACTCTTACTGGAAATGTCTCGACCCTCACGGCCTTGGCCGCTAACGTAACAACTCTTAACTCCTTCCAATCAAACACACTCACCGGAAACGTTTCGACCTTGACGGCCCTGGCAGCAAACGTAACCACCTTTAACGCCTTTACAAGCAACACACTCACCGGAAATGTCTCAACTCTAACGGCCCTCGATGCAAACGTCACAACCTTCAACGCCTTTACAAGCAACACACTGACTGGAAACGTCTCAACCCTCACAGCCTTGGCTGCAAACGTCACAACCCTAAATGCTTTCACAAGCAATACTCTTACGGCAAACGTCTCGACCCTCGGGGTCCTGACTCAGAACGTCACAACCTTGAATGTCATATCGGCTAACGTAGTCACTGGAAATGTGTCAACACTGACATCCCTGGCGGCGAACGTGACAACCCTTAACGTCTTTATCAGCAATACACTGACTGGTAACGTTTCGACCCTTACGGCCCTCTCGGCTAACGTGAGCAACACCGTCACTGCGAACCTGATTGTCAACGGTGACACGACCGTCACAGGCAACGTCTTTTCGGCTCTTGGAAAGCTGGGCGAAGGTGGTGGCTATACGCTCACACTCCCGGCCGACATTGCAGTCCAGCTGCCATATACCGGACCTCTACGGACGGCAAGTCCACTGAGCGTCGGTCTTAGCAACGGATTTACAATCACAGGAACATCGACACTGATCAGCGTGACGGCGAATGGTAACTTTACGTTCGGCAAGGCGGGTCCTTACATCCTCACAGCCGTCTTCAAGGGTGACCAGAACATATCAGGCCTCGCGGTCGGTTCGAACATAGCTGATATCCATGGCAGCGACCAGGCTTACCTGTACGACTACACGACATTCATCACACAGAACCCAACCGAGTTTATACAGATTCCGATCAACGTGACAAATACGGCCCTGTACTACTATCTTGACATTACGACCATAGGTGCAACTTTGTTGCATCAGACGAATGCGACTGGCGGTGGAACATATCTGACTATTGCTCCACACACAGGTGGTGGACTCGCGACGGGTGGACCTGGTGGAACCCCTGGAACGCAGTGGGTTTCGTCAGGTTCGAACATTTACTATTCTAACTCGGTCGGTATAGGTGCATTGAATCCTCAGTACAATCTGGATGTTCTCGGAAACGTCCATGCAAATTCATTCGTTTCGAGTGTTCTGACTGGCCGTACAACTGCATACAGCCCAACCGTATCGGACTGGTACATTGGTCTTTCGGCCGGTCGCTCAGTGACACTGCCCGCTGGTTCAACCTGCCCTATCGGTAAGACGTTTGTGATCAAGGATGAAGCTAGCAATGCAGCCTCGAACAACATTACACTAAGCACCAGCGGTGGTGACTTGATTGATGGAAATTCAGTAATCACACTGGCTTTAAACAATATATCAGTAACGACACTCTGGACCGGGACTCGTTGGAGTTTAATCTAAGGAATTAGTAGATGGGGTATACCATAAATAATCAAGTGAGTTTGGCACAGACTCCACAACTGGACGCTTTTGGTCGCCTACGCGTCAGTAACCCCTTTACACTATTTGATTCACAACAGAGGTATGGACTCGATACTTCATTCAGATCTAATGTAGCTTCAGGTGGATCGATAACATTCATCCCTACACAGAGTTCTGCAAATCTTACAATTACTAATACGACTGGATCATTTGCAGCCCGTGAATCAGCTTACACTTTTAGATATCAGCCAGGTAAATCCCTCCTTACGATGTTGACATTTGTAATGTCACCGGCTTCACCTGGTAATACGCGTCAGCGCGTGGGGTATTTTGGAATAGATAATGGATTTTACGTCGAATTGTCAAATGGTGTCGAACTCGTCCAGCGATCGAACGTGACTGGTACCGTAACTCTTTCGAATGTGGCCCAAGTGAACTGGAACGGCGACACCCTTCTCGGTTCTGGTCCGTCCGGTCTCACGCTGGACATCACAAAGTCCCAAATTCTATGGATCGACATGGAGTGGCTCGGCGTCGGCTCGGTTCGCATGGGTTTCGTCATTAACGGTCTTTTCATCCTGTGCCACACGTTCCATCACGCCAATTTGATCACTATGGCATACATAACAACGGCGTGTCTGCCCATCAGGTACGAGATTCAGACTCTGAATGGAGCTGCTCCAGCAACCTCGAACCTCACACAAATTTGCTCGACCGTCATGTCGGAGGGTGGCTCTACCGCACCCTTGACACTGTATTCCAACTTGGCTACGTTCAGCGCTACTGTCGGTGCTGGGACGTGGGTACCCGTCATTTCCATCCAACTCGCACCGGGTCGGCTCGATTCCGTGTGCGCCGTCCGACAGGTCGAGGTGGTGATCTCATCGACGGATGACGTCGTCCAGTGGGCTCTGTGGAGCAACGTCACGGCCGCAAACTTGACTGGTGAGAACTTCCTGGCGGCACCACCGAGCACAAGCATCCTTGTGGACAAGTCTGCGACGGCCTTTTCGGCGACGACGTGTCAACAAGTGGCATCAGGTCTGGTTACGGCGGCTGGGAAAACTTCTGGATTGTCTGTCTTCGAGCTGGGACAATACTTTTCACAGATTGGAAGGAATTCATTCACACAGACGAGCGACATATTTACGCTTGCATTTTTCAACAATACGGCACAAGGTACGGTCACTGCTGATGCTCTTTTAAGTTGGCAGGAACTTTTGTAAACATGTAATAGTAGATGACCGCCAAGAGTCTTGTCGCGGAGCTGAAAGCATTCAAGCTTAAAGAGCCATTGAAGCTCAACGCCTTTCAGTATGGCAAAACCACGGTGAACATCGTCATGTACAAAGAGGGAGTCGAGGCAGCGACTCTCAAATGTGAGATACTCGGCAGCGTCCTAAAATTTAGTACTGGTGTGACGGTCGAAGCCTATAGACGTCAGGGGTTAGGTACCAAGCTTCGCGCACTTGTTGTATGGTGCGCGAAGCGTGCAGGTTTCAAAGAGATTCGCCAGTTGTCTACTCGGTTCGCCAACACACCAAACACACCAAGACCAACGAGCGCCTATATAATGAACAAGCTCGGATTCAGAGGAGGTATCGATCCGAACATCAATGCCGAACAGAGATTTCTTGTCCTGAACACAAATAATATGTCAAAGGTGAATAAAATTGTCAAAGAGATTTCGTGAATGAAATAGTAAGACCGGCCTGACTGGTAAAAACGGCAGTTCCAGAAGCAGTGTTACTGAATATAGCACTCATCTACTATTATCTTAATTAAAAGTAGATGGGGTACTCGAACGTCACAGGTGACCTTAATGTGCAGAGTACAATATCATCCCAGAACGTATATGTGTTCGGGTCAACAAATCTAAATACCCTAACAACCGCTGACGGTGTGACAGTCAACGGAACTTTAAGCGTCCCTGGTAACGCGTCATTCGGAAAGATTACCACAGCCAATCTGACTGTGACTGGAAACTTTACGGTGACGACAACCAACACCGCCTTTTCGAATGCACTGTCCGTAAACAACTCTGGTACGGCGACCGCACTCAAGGTTGTCCAGTTTGAGACAGTTCACGTGCATAACGTCGCCGAGTTTTGGGACAATCAGACACTGGCTATGGTCATCGACCAAGAAGGTAACGTAGGCATACACACAACCAACACGGGTATATTCGGCCTCAGTGTTGCCGACGGCGCCAATGTCGACTCACTCCAAGCCCTGACTGTTAGTACCGGTACGCTCTCAACCCCGCTCGCGAACGTCACGACCCTTAATGTCAGTACACTCGCCAATATCAACCTCCTCAACGTCTATTCCGAGTTTACTACGACATTAGAAAGGATTGATCAGTCGTACGTCGGCCAGTCGAATGAAGTTTCGGCCAACATCCTGACGGCCAACATCACAACTGCAAATATATTCACTGGGAACGTAGCGTCTCTCAATGTTTCGACCGCCGCAAACATAACTTACCTAACAGTCTCGACCCAATCCAATTCGGTCGCGTCAAACATCCAGACTCTGAATGTCTCATCGGCGAACATCTCCACTGGGAACGTTTCAACTCTCAACGTTTCAACTCGCGCAGACATAACATACCTAAATGTATCGTCCCAATCCAATTCAGTCGCGTCTAATATCCTGACTGGAAACGTGTCGACCCTCGGAGTATTGACTCTAAATGTTACGTCCGCAAATGTTCTGACTGACAATGTCACAACCCTTAACGCCTTTGCCAGTAACACTCTGACCGGTAACATATCGACATTATCCACACTTTCAGCCAATATGACTTTGGCAAATGTTCTGACCGGCAACGTCACGACACTCAACGCCTTTATCAGCAACACACTCACGGCCAACGTGTCGACTCTTGGCGTCCTAAACCAGAACGTTTCTAGCCTCAACGCCTTTATCAGCAATACACTCACCGGTAACGTTTCGACCCTCACGGCCCTTTCAGCCAACGTGACAAACTTCAACGCCTTTGCAAGTAATACACTGACTGCAAACGTCTCAACCTTCAATGCCCTTACTAGCAACACACTGACCGGTAACGTCTCAACCTTGACATCCCTGGCCGCCAACGTAACAACTTTTAATTCGTTTACAAGTAACACTCTGACCGGTAACGTCTCGACTCTGACGGCCCTAGCAGCCAATGTAACAACTCTAAATGCTTTTACCAGTAATACACTCACAGCAAACGTATCAACCCTTGGAGTCCTCGAGGCCAATGTCTCGACTTTCACCGCCATCAACGCCAACGTCACAACCTTCAATGCCTTTACCAGCAACACACTCACCGGAAACGTTTCGACTCTGACGGCGCTCGCTGCCAATGTGTCTTTGGCAAACTTAGTCTCCGCGAACGTAACAACCCTCAATTCCTTTATCAGCAATACAATCACAGGAAACGTGTCAACCCTTGAGGCTCTCGCCGCGAACATAACGACCCTTAACGTCATCACAAGCAACACAGTCACCGGAAATATATCGACCCTCGGTGTCCTTACATTCAATGTAACTTCGGCCAACTTACTCTCTGCGAATGTAACAACCCTCAACACCTTTACAAGCAACACACTCACCGGCAACGTTTCGACCCTGACGGTCCTTGTGGCCAACGTCACAACATTCAATGCTTTTGCCAGTAACATACTCACTGGCAACGTTTCGACGCTTACGGCCCTCTCAGCCAATGTCACAACCCTTAACTCTTTCCAGTCGAATACACTGACTAGCAACGTCTCGACTCTTGGAGTCTTGACCCAGAACGTCTCGACCCTCAATGTTATTACAAGCAATACGGTGACTGGCAACGTTTCGGCCCTTACGGTCCTTGCGGCCAATGTTACGACCCTTAACGTCTTCACTAGCAACACACTTACAGGAAACGTCTCGACCCTTACGGCCCTCTCAGCCAATGTCACAACCCTTAACTCTTTCCAGTCGAATACCCTGACCGGCAACGTCTCGACCCTTACGGCCCTCGCAGCCAATGTCACAACCTTCAATGCTTTTGCCAGTAACACACTCACCGGCAACGTATCGACCCTAACGGCCCTCGCTGCAAACGTATCGACCCTAAATGCTTTCACAAGCAACACCTTGACCGGCAACGTATCGACTCTCTCGTCGCTTACTTCGAACATAGTCAGTCTTAATGTCGAATCTTACGCAAACGTAACCAGCATGACAATTACAAATTTGATGAATGTAGCGACTGCGAATATCCAAAACATAGTTATATCATCGGCTATTAGTTCGACGGCTAATTCACTGACTGCCAACTCGGTCAGCTTTGTGGCAACAAATAACGTCTATGCGGCAAATGCTGTCCAGACAACAAACGTCCTGGCTTCGAATATCATAGCGACAAGTCTGACTGGAACCTTTTACGGTCCTGTGGTCGGTTCGAACGTGATTGGCGCGTCAGTCATCACAGCCTCATCGAATGTCAACGCACCAACAATAAATGTGACGACAATGAATGCTGCGACATCCATCGCGACCACCGGATTTTATGGGCCGGTTGTCGGTTCGAATGTGATTGGCGCGACGGTCATCACAGCCTCGTCGAATGTCAACGCACCAACAATCAACGCGACAACTTCCAACTCGGTGACGGCTATAGCCACCACAGGGTTTTATGGTCCGGTTGTCGGTTCGAATGTGATTGGCGCGACAGTCATCACCGCCTCTTCAAATGTCAATGCACCAACAATCAACGCTACAACTTCCAACTCGGTGACGGCTATAGCCACAACCGGTTTTTACGGACCGATTGTCGGTTCGAATGTGATTGGCGCGACAGTCATTACCGCCTCTTCAAATGTCAACGCACCAACAATCAACGCGACAACTTCCAACTCGGTGACGGCTATAGCCACCACAGGGTTTTATGGGCCGATTATCGGTTCTAATACTATTGCAGGTTCGACCTTGTCTGGAACCAGTCTGGTCGGAACCTTCTATGGTCCGGTGGCTGGTTCTAACACAGTAGCTGCTTCGACCGTAACGGCCACCAGTCTGGTCGGAACCTTGTACGGTCCGGTGGCCGGATCAAACACGATCGCTGCTTCGACCGTAACGGCAACCAGTCTGGTCGGAACCTTCTATGGACCTGTGGCCGGTTCAAACACTATTTCGGCCTCGACAATTTACGGAACAATCGCCGGTTCGAATACGATTGCGGCTTCTACGGTGACAGCAACCAGTCTGGTCGGTACACACTATGGAGTGATTGACGGCTCTAATACGATCACAGGTTCTACAATCACTGGAACAAGCCTTGTCGGAACCTTCTACGGACCTGTGGCCGGATCAAACACAGTAGCTGCTTCGACCGTGACGGCCACCAGTCTGGTTGGAACCTTCTACGGTCCGGTGGCTGGTTCTAACACGATCGCTGCTTCGAGTCTTACACTTGGTACGGCGCTTTCGATCGGAAACGGTGGAACTGGTCAGACGACCACGACGAATGCTTTTGATGCACTGTCACCAATGACAACCCTGGGTGACTTTATCTATGGAGGCACGAGCGGAACAGGTACGCGTCTGGCGCCAAATTCGACCGGAACACTAAAGTTTCTGAGTGAGACGTCATCGACACCCTCATGGGTGACAATATCCGCGACTGATCTTCCGGCAGTCACATTCAGTCCTGGAAGTGCAGGAACCTACGGAAGTGGATCCACTATTCCAGTAGTTACGATCGACGCGTACGGTCGCATAACAGGTGTAACGACCGCATCAGCTACTGGTTTATCAGGTCTCTCAGCTTATGGTGTCTTGTATGCGACATCATCTTCGTCTGTTTCGACGACTGCAGTTGGATCTTCCGGTCAGCCACTTCTCTCAGGCGGAGCCGGAGTTGGACCGGCCTATGGTACACTCGGTCTTTCGTACGGTGGAACTGGTCAAACGACCAAGTCGGCCGCCTTCGACGCCTTGTCCCCCATGACAACCCTTGGAGATCTCATCTATGGAGGCGCGAGCGGTTCAAACTCACGCCTGGTCGGATCAACATCTGCAACGCAGGCATTCCTTTCACAGACTGGTAATGGCACAGTGTCTGGTGCACCATCATGGGTAACATCTTTACCGCTCAATCAGTTTTCAGGACTAGTGGCTGGTGGAGTTGTGTATGGTTCCGCAACAACAACACTCGCGACAAACAGTGCAGGAACATCTGGACAGGCTCTGCTTTCTGGAGGCGCCGGTGCGCCAACATGGGGAACACTCGGACTTTCATACGGCGGAACAGGTCAGACATCTGCATCGGCCGGCTTTAACGCATTGTCCCCAATGACCACTGCTGGTGATCTCATCTATGGAGGAGCGAGCGGTGCAGGAACTCGTCTTGCGGCCGGAACAACAACTCAGGTTTTACATGGCGGAACAACTCCGTCCTGGTCTGCAGTGTCACTTACGGCAGACGTTTCAGGAACTTTGCCAGTAGCAAATGGTGGTACCGGTGTAACAAGTTCGACCGGAAGCGGAAATAACGTCCTTTCGGCCAGTCCGACTCTTACAGGCACACTAACATGTGCTGCCATCACATCATCCGGTGGAACCATACAGACGAGCTATACACAGGGCACAAATGCACCTAACACAGGTCAGGCTTATTTCTATAACCCAACCAACGCCGCCAGTCAGGATGCTTCGTGTGCAGTACGTATTAACAGTGCAAGTGCGCGGTACGCCTATTTTTCAATGGACGTTGCTGGCGTTGCTGGATACTCAATGGGTATTTTGGGGTCGAGTCAGAATTTGGTGTTTAGGGCCTCGTGGGACATGTCGACCGGAACACTATTTACGATGGATCGGTCCGGAAACTTTACAGCTACTGCGTCGATAGCAGCCAACTCGGATCGCCGGCTCAAGAGTGATATCGAGCCTATTATGGATGCACTTGAGAAGGTTGACAAGATATCAGGTTATACATTTACACGTAATGATATAGAAACCAAACCACGACAGGCTGGAGTTATAGCGCAGGAGATTCTTGAGGTTCTGCCCGAGGTTGTAAACAAGGATGAAAATGGGATGTATACGGTAGCCTATGGTAACATCACAGCTCTTTTGATACAGGCACTCAAAGAGGAGAAGAAAAAGCGCGAAGCACTCGAAGAACGGATATTGAAACTTGAAAATAATATAGCTCACCAGTAGATAACATGCCTATCATATCGACGATAGGCGATGCGAATATCATCGGCAACCTGGTAACACAGGGTAACCTCATAGTACTAAGCCAGTATTCAAACTTGCTTGGTAATCTGAATGTAAATCAGACGGCAAACATTTACACTTTGAACGTCGCGACTGTTTCGAATCTGGTGGGAAACGTGACAATCAACGGAAATACATTCCATCTGAACAACACGTACTTTACAGTCGCCAACGTATCCGGTCAGTCTAATCTGAATACACTTGGTGTTATAGGTCAGGCTAATATACTTTCGACGCTCGGTGTGACGGGCCAGACTAATCTTTTGTCGGTAGTCGGTGTGACTGGCCAAGCGAATCTCCTTTCGACGCTCGGAGTCACCTCGGCCGCAAATCTGTTTTCGACTCTAGGTGTGACTGACCGCACATGGCTGCTATCTACCCTCAATGTGGCTTCTAATATCAATACGGCCAGTAACCTCTCGGTCCAGAACTGGGCAAACTTGTTTTCGCTGACTGTCTCTTCGAACGCCAATCTCCAGCAGAATGTGATGGTCCTTGGTACATCAAATTTGCTCGGAAATGTGAATGTGAGCGCGAGCAACACATTCATGACCGGAACGATTAACATCGCAGGCACGTCCAACATCAACAACGCCCTGACGGTCACAGGCCAGACGAATCTGATGAGCGCAGCCAACCTGTTTTCGACGCTGAACGTCGTTGGTCAGTCGAACCTTGTAGGAATTGTCGGTATACAAGGTGCGATCAACACATTCTCGACTCTGACTGTCGCTGGCGCTACAAACGTCCTCTCGACGATGAATGTCATCTCATCGCTCGGTGTTGGAACATCGGCCAATATTCAGACTCTGAACGTCTCGGCCGCATCCAATCTTAATCAGTCTCTGACGGTTATCGGCGGCGCAAATCTTTACTCGTACCTGAATGCGGCTTCTCTCGTCATCCCTGGAACTTCGAACCTGGCCCAGCTTGGTGTCTACGGCAATGAGGTGATAGAAGGAAACCTGGTCATCAAGGGATCACAGAATACAACCGGTCAGATTAATACCCTCTCGAACATCTCAACACCTGGCAATGTGATTGTCGGTTCGAATATTGTTTCGGGTGCGGGTGGTACCAACCAGGGTAACGTGTTGGTAACTGGTAACTTGGTCGTCCAGGGTAACATTTTCTTTACGTCGGGCGCGCTCGGAACTATTAGCGGTTTAACACTTACGACGCCGACGAGCATAACACTATCCTCGCCGTTCGCGAACGACTCGAACGGAAACGCCTTTTCAATGAATTTGGCAAGTACGTACGAGGTCAAGGGTACATCCGCCTTTATTTACATTACAGCTGCCGGTAATATAAAGGTTCAGCTCCCAGGCACGTACGTTCTGACTGGTTTCTTCCCGGCCACCAACACGATTACAAAGGTGGCTGTCGGTGCATCAGTAACTGATACTGTCCCATTGACAAAGAATTACTTGTATATTCAGTCGTTCACCTCAGCGGACCGATTCAACATTCCGCTCGTGATTACGGATCAGTCACTGTATTACTATATAGATGTCTATTGCGCGACGAATACGACGACTATTGCACCAACCTACGCGACACTCGGGACGACGAGCGGAACCTTCTTTAGTATTTCTCCGTACGGTACATTTGTGCCACAGTCTCTTCAGTATCCGTCAAGCTGGGTGAATGTGATTGCATCTTCGAACATTTACAACATGGCGTCGGTCGGTATCGGGACGACGAATCCAACGAGCAACTTGTCGGTCGGAGGCAACATGGCTCTCGGATCTTATGGTTTGACAGGCGTTGCTGCACCTTCCAACTCGTTTATAGTCAGTGGACAGATTGGTGTCGGGACGGCAACACCGACCGCAAATCTCTTTGTGACGGGCAATATCGTTTCGACTACGAATGTGACGTGCGTCGGTTTTGCGAATGTCGGTTCGATGCTGATCAACGGAACTCAGTTGATTGATGCTTCGCGCAACTTTACAAATGTCGGGACGATTAGTTCTGGGATTATCACATCGACACAGGTGGCCTTGGCCGGCTATAAGAATATTGTGTACCAGCGACCTATTTGGGGTGTAGGTAGTAGAATCGCTGGTCATCGGTCGACTATTTCTTATGGAATTTCTGAACAACCCGGTACACCGATCGCAAATGTGTATTCGCCATTTACGATGACTACGGTTGCGACCGGTGCGACTCGTAGATACCGTCTGTTTATGGCTTATACTTTGTACGGGGCGACTCTAGGTGGATCTTTCAAGGTTCGGTGTTATTTTTCAGATGCATCGTCAGTAGACTTTACGATGGCCGCATCAGCACTTACGTCTTTTGTTCAGGATGGGTACTCGAATGAACAGAATATAACATCAGTACTTGATGCTTATTTTGGGGTGGTGGCAAATCCATCAAGCTTTAGTGCATCGGCCCCGTTCAACATTTCGATCGATTACTTGGAGATACAAGCACTTGACAATTACTAAAGGACTCCATGTTCGGCCCGTATGGCCGTAGGATATAACCCGCCGTCCGACCGATCCTTCGGCACGAAGGGTCGTTTCTTAAAATATTGTAACAAAGTAGTATGGCTTTGTACCAGGCAGGGACAGGTCTAAGTGCCTTTGTCGGAATCGGAACAACAAATCCAACATCGAATTTACAAGTTTCGGGTAACGTTTCTTGCGCTAATGCAATCATAGCATCTGGGTTTCCTGCAAGTATAGTTCAGGGTTCGAATGTTTTTGTATTTTCGAATGCAATTGGAGGTTCGAACGTCCTGATTATGAATTCTAATGCGCAAGTTGGAATAGGAACGGCAAATCCGGCTGGATTATTTCATGCCGCAGGTTCTGGTTGGCAAAGTTATATTTTTGAGTCCTATGGAATGACAAGTTTCACGGGTGGACCCTCAATCATTTTAAGAGCTCTTGGTTCAACTCCTGGATGGCAGTCGCAGTGTACTTTACAGACGGTTTATTCAGCAACTTCACCAGGTGGAACTACCAACTTTACGACCGCGACATATCCTTCGGGTGCATATAACAATTTCAATCTATACAGTAGTAATGTATATATAGCTGGTAATGTTGGTATAGGAACTGCAGCTAGTCCCACCTATGGACTCAATGTGAATGGAAGTATACAATCCACGGGAATATATTCATCCGGTCAAATAAACGCGGTGGCGGGGTTATATTCAACCGGTAGTATCCGAACGAATTATGCACAGGGTACAAATGCTCCAGATACTGGTCAGGCTTATTTCTATAACATATCCAACGCCGCCAGTCAGGATGCATCTTGTGCTGTAAGACTTGCTGGATCAGCGGCCAGGTATGCTTATTATTCATATGACGTTTTAGGCGTTGCAGGCTTTTCACACGGTATTTTGGGATCGAATCAGAATTTGGTGTTTAGGGCCTCGTGGGATATGTCGACCGCAACACTGTTTACGATGGATCGGTCAGGAAACTTTACAGCGACGGCATCGGTATCAGCCAACTCTGATAGAAGAATCAAGACGGATCTCCAAGTTATACCGAACGCTTTAGAAAAGGTGAAGAAGATTTCGGGGTATACGTTTAAACGTACGGATGCTGATTTGCCTCGCCAGGCTGGTGTGATAGCACAAGAGTTATTGGAGGTTTTGCCCGAGGTTGTGCATAAAAATGACGATGGTATATATTCAGTCTCGTACGGAAACATAGTTGCACTGTTGATAGAGGCACTGAAGGAAGAGTCTGCCAAGCGCGAAGCTCTCGAAAAGAGACTGAATTATTCTTCTATAGTAGTCAATTGTGCAGAATCGGTGATCCATATTTGAAGAGTTTTTCTGACTGGTGCATAAGGGCTTATGAGTGAAACATGATGAGGTGGATTATCTCGAGCTATGACGGCCGTGTTAAATTGAGGAACAATGAGATGAGCATTTCCAGAATGTTCCTGCCAACAGAAAAAACCACCCCAGTTTGGATCCCACTCTTCGTTTAAGTAAATTGTTATAGCCGCCTTTTTACCAGAGTCTGAATGCCAGTTAATCTGACTCATCTGATTCCATTCATAGTATTGAATATACTGGAATTGTTCACCAGGTTTTAAAAACTTTGAGAGAACTTTTTCAATCAGTGCACGAAGAGAACCTTCTATTCTAAAAATAGACACTACACCAATTGATTTATTCTGGATACCATCTTCCCAAAAATGTTTATTAATTGACCACTTTGATTCATTTTCGCTGCGGAATATAGTTTTTAATATAGTATTTATTTCGTTGATTGTAAAAATATTACTATGGCACGATATGGACATTAAAGAATTGAAGTCACAATTCTTTAATGGACCTTGGTTCTTATTACAGTATTCCGAACGTATTTACTATAGAAGAATGTGACAGACTTGTAAGAGAATACTCTAAGAAGTGTGTCAGTAGTGAAACTGTCAAGAGTGGAAATGCACGTTCGAGTAAAAACCATTTTATTGAATACTCGGACGAAACTGATTGGATCTATATGAGACTTGGTAGTCTGGTGGAATATTTCAATAATGAAAAGTTTAAATTCAATATAGACAAGCTGTTTCAGAATATTCAATTTACAAAATATGAAGACGGTGATTATTACAAGTGGCATGTTGATGTAGGGCCATCTCCGGAAACGTGTATACGAAAAATAAGTCTGACTGTTCAGCTATCGGATGACACGTCATATAGTGGAGCAGATTTACAGTTTGGTAACCTAGATGAACAAGCATTGACAACAAATAGAGAAAAGGGAAGTGTCACTGTATTTCCTTCTATAATACGTCATAGAGTTACTCCTGTCACTTCCGGAACAAGGTATGCTCTTGTTGCGTGGGCTACCGGTGCGCCATTTCAATAAGAAAAATAATAAACCATGTTTTTAATGAAGATTGTTGTAGTCGGAGGAGGGTCTTCCGGATGGATGGCAGCCGCAACTCTTCTTGGCTTACCTAATGCAGATGTAACTCTCGTAGAATCACCAACGGTACCGATAGTTGGTGTTGGAGAATCTACGATCAGTGGATTTGTCGACTGGATGAACCTTCTAGGAATCAACCCGGAAGATATGATGAAAGATACAGATGCTTCATACAAACTGGCAATTAAATTCGAAGACTTTCTCGGACCAGGTCACGAGTGTTATTATCCATTTGGAACTACAATTTTTGACAAAAAAAAGTATCCAACGTGGGAGAGGCGTCGTATCATTTCTCCAGAAACCCATGTTCCATTCGCAGACACATTCTTTGCAAACATGGCCCTTGTTCGCACAAACAAGATGAAGAAGGATTCGCAAAATTTTCAGCATAATTGTCATGCACTTCACTTTGATTCATCCAAGTTTGGTCCATGGTTACGTGACAACTATTGTAAACCAAAAGGTGTTAAACACATCCAGATGGATGTCACCAATATCGAGGTTGGAGACGAGGGAATCAAGTGGTTAGAACTCAGTGACGGTCTGCGGGTAGAAGCTGACCTTTTCATAGACTGTACAGGGTTCAAGTCTATGCTACTCGAGGGTGCACTCGGTGTACCCTTTGTCGATTACTCTAACGTTATTCCGAACAATATGGCCTGGGCGACTCATATGCCTTACCTAGACAAGGAAAAGGAACTTGTCTCGTACACAAACTGTACAGCTATAGAAAATGGATGGGTCTGGAACATTCCCCTATGGTCTCAGATAGGAACTGGATATGTTTATTCGGACAAGTTTGTAACTGACGACCAGGCACTCGACGAATTTAAAAGTCACATTAAAAAGTCTGGCAGAGATCCAGAGACACTCGAGTATAAGAAAATCAAGATGAGAAATGGGATTCACGAAAAGGTTTGGCACAAGAATGTTGTTGCGATCGGTCTTGCCGCTGGATTTATAGAACCACTCGAGTCGACCGGACTCTGGTTTACTCATGAATTTGCATATGCTCTTCTACGCATACTGTATCGTGGTGCACCTATGGGACAACACGATCAGGACATATTTAATCGGAACTGTAAGATGCAATGGGATCAGACGGTCGACTTTGTTACACTTCACTACGCTCTCAGTGCTCGCAGGGACACTGAATACTGGAGAGCTATTGGCAGCACGATATATCCAGTCGAACATAACTTTGTGTTTGCGTCGTACAACATAACTGAACGGTGGTATTCTGACTGGCCAGGTATCAACTGTATAGTCCATGGTTTTGAATATCACTTTCTGGATGAAACATATTTCTGGATGCACGCCTTTCCAAAACAGTACGACTGGAAAGCACATTTCAATCCAGAATTCAAAATGCTTGAACTTGAACAGTCAAAATGGTACGATGAAATTAAGACAGCACCTTCACTAATGGATATTTTACGAATCATTCATGAAAAATAAGTCTCTTCCACCCCGCTTGTCTGGAATCATACGGATAAGATCTCCTACTTGTATAGCCGTCTTTGTGCCATCGACAAAGTCTAGAAAGTACATGAACGGTAGGATGTGCCAGTTTTTGTCTGAAAATTCGTTATATATATCTTCGGGGAGTTCAAACATCTGCGTTTTTGTCTGGAAAATAGGGTGAATGAAGATGCACTGGTGAGAATCCTTTGGGTGGATGAATGATGGTTGTAAGAATGATTTGTTCGGGAAGGGGTTTGTGTATCCCAGTCTCATAGTAAATCCATTCTCAGGTGGATCCATTGGATATGGCACCTCTTTTGTGTACTTCCACGTACCGTCTGGTAATAACTCAACCAAGTCGCAAAAGTAGTCGAAGCGATGCAAAAGACAAGAACTCTTGTTCATCTGGTAAAACACCATTTTGACCAGCTGGTCACGGTCTAGAATCAGCGTCTCGATACCCTTCAGTGATCTTGCTATGTATTCACAGTTGTATCTGAACCCATGAATAAATGCCGACGTTCCATTTTTGTAATCTTTAGCCTGAGAATTTGCACCAATGAAGAATAGACCAGGTGTCTTTGTGCTTTGGAAATCATCAGTCAAAAGTGGAAATCCAGATTTAGGGCATATATCAACCATCGAGCTGACAAGACTAGAATCGAAGCGAAACCCTATACAGAAAATGACAATATCCACCTTGTGCAGGATGTCACTTGTGGCTGTTTCGAGATGATCTTTGACGAGCTTGTACTCCAGTGAGTCTGTATACTTATCTCCAGAAGTTGCAAACACAGTAAAAGATGCAGCTTTTAGGAAGAAGCTGTCGATCGATGTAAAATTTTTGCTCCGAGCATGTCCTGGATAATGACTGTACCATGCATTGATGTCTCGTCCGTTCAGAGTCGTAAATTTAGTGACTCCTGCTATATAATCAGCCGTTTCTAGCGCCGCATTACCAGACCCAATGATAACTACAGTTTTGTCTCGGTAAATATCCTTGTCTAAAGGCATGTTTGCATAGGTGAATACGGTGATTGAAGGGTGCACATTGATGGTTGGTTCGCGAGGTGCAAGACCTATACCGAAAAACACCTTTTCAGCAAGGTATTCGCCACCGTTTATTGAAAATGTGCCGTCCAGTAGTTTTTCGACGCTTTTAACTTCGTAATTAAAGCGGATATTGAGTTTTTTGCGCACAGCAAAGTCCTCAGCGTACCGGAGGTAGTCGTCAGCACTTGGGTACAAATCCTCAGAATAGTCTCTGAAGGACTTGGAGTCGCCTAAGAAAGAATTCCAATCGAATCTGAGATCTCTCCCTTTGTTGATCGATATGAAACCACGCTGCCGTGGAAAGTGACGAAAAAAAGAGCACACACTAGAACCTTTCTCGAGGACTATGTAATCGTCGAGAAATGAAGCCATTTGCAGTCCAGCTGGGCCCGCGCCTATAATAATATGTTTCATGGTATTACCATTAATTTAATCTTTAAAACGCGTTATATATGTGTGATTTATATTATAATTTATAATAATGGAATTCCTACACGAAAGAAAGTACTCTCGTATAGAGACTGAATATCCTGATAGAAATGAGTTTCCGTTATATTATACTGCAAGAAAAACGGTTGTTGAAATAGAAGAAGGTGATATGTTATTTATACCAGCAGGTATGTTCCATTTTGTGGTATCCGAAAGAGGTGACGATGCAAATGGTTTAAATTTTGCTATTAATTTCTGGTATGAAAATACAACAAATCCACGGGAACATATGGTTGGTAAACATAACATAACAGATTTTTCATTTATAGATATGAACAAAAGAACAGAATTCTATAAAAGTAAAAATAAATTGTTTCCACCAGTTCAGCTTTTACACCGATATCCAGGTTTGATTGAATTTGATGTCATGTCGTTCAGTGAATTTTTAGTTACCAAAAATCCACATTATTATATGCTTCAAAATATGAATAATGATTTCGATAAATTACTTAAATATTCACCTGATAAAACATCCAAAGTTGAAATTATAAGTACTTGGTGTAATTTTGGTAATGGTGCTACTTCTCTTATGCACTATGATGAACATGACAACTGGCTTTGTCAAATTCATGGCAAAAAAAGAGTTGTACTATTTCCTCATGAAGACAGACATTTACTTTATATGTGGAACCCAGTAGATTTGCGTATAACAAAGCAGTTATCAAGTAATTATTTTACGAATTTTGTTATGGACCTAAAAAACAGCATTCCACAAGATCTAATAGTATCAATTTCGAATGAAAACAAACAGTACTTTAAAAATGAGAATATGTCTCTTTTATTAACAGATACAGTACTAGCTTATGAAAAAAAACTACAGATGATGAGTTGTTATCCTCCTTCGTCTATTTTACCATGGAAATTTCAGCTTATTAAAACTAATAATATAGAATATCCGAAAATAGGAAAACATATTATTAACTTTCCTTACATAATATTCTGGGTAACATCTGGAAAAGGTTATATTCGTATAAATGAAACATACAGTTTTAATTTAGAACCGAGACAGTTATTTATGTTTCCATGTTCATTCTTATTTAATTGGAGATTGGTAGGAGATCTCGAGTTTATAACTATTAGTACTTAAAAAATAGATATTAATGTTATACATAAATGGATCTTGCAATGGAATTGCCATTAAACTTATCGGGTGACGTATGTAAAGAAATTATAGACAAGTTTGAAAATGATAATAGAAAAACACCCGGACATACGGCGGGAGGTCTAGCTCCGAATATTAAAAGTTCTATAGATCTTCCAATACATCGTTTAGAAGACTGGAACAAAATTTGTACATTTCTAGACGATATTCTAAACAAGAATTTACTAAAGTACGGTGAATATGTTACAAGCAAATTTCCGGAAGGTTTTGTGACTAATGTTCTTGATGTGAAACATTCAGGTTATCAAATTCAAAAAAGTGGTTACTATAAATGGCATATAGATGAAATGTCCGAGTTTAGTAGAACTAGAGTATTAACATATATATGGTACCTTAATACAATAGAGGAAGGAGGTGAAACTGGTTTTCATTTTAAAAAGGTGAAACCTGAAGAAGGAAAGTTTGTCATGTTCCCTGCAACATGGGATTACCCTCACTGTGGTTATGAAACTGAAAACAAATATATTATAACGGGATGGTTCTGGAAAAATATTTAAAGAGTAAATCTATTATAAGTATATGAAAATAGACTATTACAATTCACCTGTTCCTCACTGTATTGTAAGAGACTATCTTACAGAAAATGATAGGAATATAGTATTAGATGAACTTTTAAATATTAAACCTAGATTAATTGATGGAAAGTTGACTGGTTCAGCCATAAATAAGTTTGGCGAAGCAAAAAGAAATTCAGGTTTATTTTTGTATGGCCCGGAATGTCCTAATAATATTTTTCTTTCTACATTAGATAAATATTTAACATCTTTGAAGACGGAAATAAAAACTGATGATATTTACTGGCATCATAATTATTTATTTAATAATTCTGTTTCATCAACTCTTGTAAGTTATTATGAACAAGGTGATGTATACGATTTTCACCGAGATGAAGCTATTCTATCAGCATTATATTATATCTGGAAAGAACCAAAACCATTCGAAGGAGGTGATATTTATTTTGATAATGTTAAAATTCCTATAACAAACAACTGTCTATTACTATTCCCATCTTGTATTAATCACAGAGTTTCAAAATTAACTTGTGGTAGTGGGAGATGGGTTATTTCACAATTTATTATTAAACGTCTTGGTAAATTATTCGAAGACTCTATATTTCAGTATGTTAATGTTTTAAGTGAGAGTGATTATAATTATGTTTATAAACATATATCAAATGAAAAATGGACTTTTGGTGGATCTTCTGTACCAGAAGATCCTAATTCATTTAAATTTCTTTTTATGAATTTATCTGATGATAAAATATTTTCTAATATTCTTCTTAAGCGTATTGAAAAACTAACAGGAAGAAAGTTTATTTTAGAAAGAGTTTATGCAAATGGACAAACATACGGTTTAGATGGAAATTGGCATATAGACGATCCGAGAGAAAATGCATGGACTTTTATTCTATATCTTAATAAGGATTTAAGAACTGAAGGTCAAACTGAATTCCAGGTAAACGGTGATGTAAAAATTGTATACCCTACTCAGAACACGGGTGTACTATTCAAATCCAATACAACACACAGAGGACGAGCACCTTCACGTCTATACACCGGTTTAAGAATGACTGTTGCGTGGAAACTTATTGAAAAAAATATGTAACAGTGAATAGTTATGGATGAAGAATATTATTCGTTCTACCAGGAACGACGATATTCTTATGTAACATCGCCAACACCGGATAAAGATAAATTTCCACTATTTTACACAGCAAAAAGAGAAGAATATGTTCTGGAACCTGGGGAATGTATATTTATACCCAAATTTCATTATCATATGGTTGTAGCAGAAGAAGGTGATGAAAAAACACAGTTAAATGCTTCTGCTTGTTATTTTTATACGTCAAGACAAGACATTTCTACACATGTAATACAACATAAAGTAGATTTAGATCCTATGACTCTTTTTCCTAAAGACAAAATTTTAGAAGTAACAAAAACTAAAAGTAATGCTTTTCTGTCAAACTTTATGAGACATAAATTTCCATTTGAAAATACATATTTATACATGACTTTTGACGAATTTTATGAAACTAAAAATAAAAAGCTCTGCCTTATTGAACAGCATCCCGATCTCGAACAAGCACCTGTTCATTCTGTAGATCCAGATATATGTCAATTACGAATTAATTTTGGTCAGGGTACTTCTTGTATGATACATTGTGACGGAATGGATAGTGCTATATGTCAAATACAAGGACGAAAAAGAGTTTTTGTATTTCCGCCAAGTGAACGTAGTAAATTATATATCATGAATCCATATAGTATGGAATTAATAGATTTAATTCAAAGAAATGTAGTTCAGGATAAATATGTTAGAATATTTAATAATATTCTACCGAAGGAAGTTATAGATAGTATTATTTACAATATGAAACCTGATAAAACAAAACTTTTACAATCGACCGAAATAACAAATATATACATAAAACAGTATAAACAATTTCAAAATTGTATGGTGGAAAATGAAGAAAATATATGGCATGATCAAGTAAATGATTTGCCTCTTAATTTTGTTGTAATGGATACTGACAGTGATGCACAAGAAAGAGTAATAGATTGTATGGATTGTTCATTAACTATAATATTTGCTCTGACTAAAGGAACTGTACACATTAATAAAGTACATCATAAACTTTGTGTAGGAGATGTTATATGCTTTCCAAGTTCAATTACTCACCCATGGAAACCTTCTAAAAATATGATTATTATGTTTCCAAACTTTAATAAAGAATAAAGACTATATCAATATATCATATGGATTTAATATATGAAAAATCTTCAAGTTTAGAACATACTTTATGTGATAAAATAATCGAAAAGTTTAATAGTGATTCGAGAAAACAGATAGATTCATTACATATATCTAGATATATTGAATGGGAAGAAATTGTTGACGAAATTGACGAGGTTCTTAAAACTATTATGGAGGAATATAAAAGTTTTATTAATGAACGTCTTGGTTTCAAAGCTTCGTATCTAGATCGTTTAAAAGATTCTAATGGATATACTGTTCAAAAAATAACCGAAACTGACTGGGTTAGTGATTTTGTGAAAATTGAAGGTGATAGCAGTACTGTAAGTGTTATATGGTATCTCAATTCACGTAATTTTGATGGAGAAACCGATTTTATTTATAAAAAAATAAATCCTGAAAAGGGTAAACTTGTTATGTTTCCGGCAACATGGAATTCATTTTATAAACATCATCATTCGACCGAAAAATATGTAATCGTTGCAAGATTATTTAATAACAAGTGATTCTAAATTTTCTATACGCTTTTCTAAGCCTTTGATTATTAAATGTAATTCCTGAATGGCGCCAACTGTATGTGGCAGAATTTTATTTTCATCAACTTTTGCAAAATCATCTACTAATTTTCCGTAAACATAAAGTGGTTCTTGTACTTTATAATTATCCACTTCGAAAATATTATCATTTATTACATTTGTTACTGTTGCAAAAATACCTTCATCACCTTCACCTTTATCAATATGTAATTTTACTCGATCTGATGTAACAAGTCCGTGATTATCACATGTAATACGCCGACCTTCCACTTTTGTAGCTTTTTTCATAATTGATGGAATAAAGTCTGGAGATCTTTCAACTGCGTTGGGTATAACACTTTCTACATCTTGAGCAAAAAACCCTGTAACTGTACTTTCCCCATTTTTAACTGTATCTACAAATGTAAATCTTTCAACTTCTAACTTATTTACAGTCTCAAGATACTGAGGTCTTTCTCCATCGGTAACGCGTTTTTTTGTTCTTTTATCGGATGCAATAAAAAATCTGCCACCACAATAAACAGAATAAGCAAAGTAACCTGAGAAAGTTCCTTGGTAAGCAGCAGCTTGATTTCCAATAATATAATTTACACCATTATTAAACATTTGAGAATATCCACCACCGCCGCCGATTACCGCATAAATGTTACTTCCTCCCGTAACCCATACGGGATAATTACCACTCTGCTGAACATTACCAGCGGCTGGTGCGTAACCGTTAATATTACCGGCCGAACCTGCATAGCCCACATACCCCTGGTTAGCCTGCCAAACCTGATGGTATCCTCCCTGATTAGATCCCCAGTAGTGATTTGGAATTCCACCCGCACCAGCCCACGCCCAAGTTGAACCACCTATACCTTGCACAGCCAAGTTGTTTGCGTAAGTTGCGGTTGGAGCTGTTCCATTAATGTTACCAGCGGAACCTGCATACGTTGCATAAGTTGCATTTCCGGCAGCTGGTGCATATCCGTTAATGTTACCGGCCGAACCTGCGTATCCAGCATATCCTACAGACAAGTTACCAGGAGCATATACTGTATCACTGTTTCCCTGGTTACTCCCCCATAACCACGCAGGTGTTGTGTTCTGACCCTGCCATCCCCACGTCGAAGAACTAGCAGACGTAAGCTGAAGTGTCTGAGAAGTTACAGACGACTGATTTGCATACCCAGCCTGTGGGGCATATCCGTTAATGTTACCAGCGGAACCTGCATACGTTGCATAAGTTGCATTTCCGGCAGCTGGTGCATATCCGTTTATATTTCCAGCCGAACCAGCGTAGGTAGCATATCCTGAGCTCTGGGAGTAACCAGTAGAAAATTGATTTGAAGTTCCCGAAATTCCAGTACCTGGTCCTTGGAAAGACATCTAACATTACTTAAGAATAAAAATATATGAATATATAAAATGGGCCTGATTGTTCCATCTTACACAAAACTATCAACTCCTATCGGAGGTGGTATTATTACTCCCAACACGTTGACAAATGTGTATATTTCTCTCCGTTTTGAAAATCCAATTCTTCAGCATAATCCAGATGGACAGACATACAATGTAAATGGCCGTGCCAAGGTGTACCAAAATCCAACTGAGATTTATATTCAGGATATCATCAACTACAATTTCACACTGACAAAGGATCAGCTTAACCAGCCACTGCATACTCTCATTTATAATTATCTGAAAACACAGTATCCCGGTTCCACTGATGCCAAATAAATATAGAATGATAACAGATGTACGTGTACGCCGACTCAACAAATCGCGACACGCTACTTTACCCTTCAGGAAACAGCTACACACTTCACTTGACAACCCCTGCCAAGTCAGTGACGCGTGTAGACCTCGTAGCTGCCAAAGTCCCGAATGCCATGTACAACATAAACACAGGAACCAACTGTATAACGGTTGGCACAACCCAGTTTAGTATCCCGAACGGCTTCTACTCAGCCTACGGAATAGCTGACGCCCTAAACAACCGGATCGGTGTCGAGGTCCGCTACCTCCCCGACGAAGGCAAGCTCTGGTTCTTCAGCTCGATATCATCATTCACTCTACAGACTCTCTCTCCAGAACTCCAAAGAGTCTGTGGCCTCGCATCCAACACAGCCTATACAGCCCAGCTCACAACTCTGGTACCAGCCTATAACCTCGGAACACCTGGCTACTTTATCAAGTCGGACAACGTCGTCGACCTCTCCACCAACGAGTTTGTCTTTCTGGATATCGACGAGCTCCGGACATCCCAGGTGATAGACTCGAAGGCGCTCGTCGGTGAAACCTACTCGTCCAGGACCATCAGCTCAACCTTCGCCATGATCCCAATGGATGTCGGTTCGGGCTGTATCAAAAACTTTAAGGAGGATCACGACTATGTCATATCGATCACCTATCCTCAGCCGATTGTCAAACTCTCCCGTCTGACCGTCCGATGGTACGACAAGACTGGTCAGCTCTTGAACTTTAACGGGTTTGAGAACAACGCCTTTGTCCTTCGGGTCCATGAGATGCCACCCCCCGAGGAGAATGCAGAGGAGACATCCAGGACAATAACAGAGGTTCAGCTCCAGCGGCTCATAGAGGATCTCATCCCACCACCGGCACCCCCAAAGCCAGAGGTGAAAAAGGTTGTCATACCACGATTCATGATGTACCTCATTCTATTCATCGTCATAGGCATGGCAGCCTTTACACTCTTGAGACCGCCCCAACAGGTACAGGTTCCTCAGCCTCCACGGATACCGATGCCACTCCGACCTTCAGTAGCGCCACGTCTGATATAAAGACTTTGTGTATTAATAGTAGTAATGCCGTACACACCTTTATACGCCCAGAACTTTGTATCGACAACCCCATTCGGTAGCGATCTCAGTAACCTGTTTGTAAGCGGTAATGCTTTTGTGACCGGTACGATGAATGTCATCGCCAGAGGGTTCTATATGAATACACTGACTGTCAACTCGAACCTGATTGTCACGACCAACTCTTATATAGGAACGACCCTTAATGTAGTCCAGTACATCAACACCGCGTTTCTGAACACAGCCGGCATAACAACGACCGGAAACATTGCGAACACGTTCGGAAATGTTTCCGTAACAGGTAACTTGATAACGACCAACATCTTCTGCACCAATCTGATTTCACAGTCGAACATCTCCAACACGTTTGGTAATGTGGCAATCACTGGTAATCTGGTAACGTCTCAGAACATTTACTGTTTCAACCTGGTTACACAGTCGAACATCTCCAACACGTTTGGTAATGTGGCAATCACTGGTAATGTCATCACGACGAACATCTTCTGCACCAATCTGATTTCGCAATCTAACATATCGAACACCTATGGCAATGTAGCCGTCACTGGCAACCTCATCACGACGAACATCTTCTGCACCAATCTGATTTCACAATCGAACATCTCCAACACCTATGGTAATGTGGCCCTGACTGGCAACCTCATCACGACCAACATCTTCTGCACCAACATCATCTCACAGTCGAACATCTCCAACACGTTTGGTAATGTCGCCATCACTGGCAATCTGGTAACGTCTCAGAACCTGTTTGCTGACAATATGATTCTGCGTACGAATGTGATATCCACATCAGCCACCGTAAAGATCACTGGAAATGCCATCATCCAAAGAGACCTCCAGGTGTCGAGCAACTTGACAGTCAATGGTTTCATTACTGATTTCTTCCAGCTTATTGGTTCTTCGTATTTCTTCCTTTACAATCAGTTTAATCTTCCGGCTCCTCAAACGAAGAATAACGGAATACAGTTTTTTGGAATGAGTCTGAATGATTTCAACAACGCCAGTCAGGTGCTCCCGACACAGAGTTCCAAGTATCTGTATGCAATCACCACCAACGGTAATTTCAGATTTAACCAAACGGGTCTATTCAAGGTGACGTGCGTTTTCGCGACGGATCATGCGCTTGGCCGTATAGGCATTGGTAATTCTACAAATGACTATGCGAAGGATGCACGCCCTACAACAATGGCATATGCATACATGTATCAGTACGACGTGACACAGGTACCCACGATCCCAGTCACACTTCCAATCCTGGTGACTGATACTTCTCAAATTTATTACATTGACATTATGGCTTATAGAACGCTACCTACTGTGATTTACGAGACGGCAAAGATTGCCGGCGATTATACAAGTGCGGTGGGTGGTACATATATTGCAATTGGACCATTCTGAAGGTCAACAACGGCCCGAAGGGCCGAAGGTGAACGCTTACAACAACCCCGCTCAGAGACGATGTCTCTGCTTTGAAGCAGCCCCGAAGGGGCTGAGCTGGCTGTTGGCTCGGACTCTTCGAGTCCGCTTTAGCGGGTCACTGCGTAGACAGTGCTTGGCTGAGCAATGGTGACGTTGCGAGCAATGTTCTTCACGACGGTGTACACCACAACTGCCAGCAGCGTGGTGAACAGAGCGGACAGAACATAGTAGTTGGGGTTGTTCTTGTTCACAACAACCATCATGCTGATCATGAAACGGACAACGTCCATCCAGGCGATGGCGGCGGCGAAGGAGAAGCCAGCCACCACTGCGTTCAGGGCCTGGGACTCAACCTGGGTAGCGATATTGGCGACGCTGGCTGGAAGCTTGTACTGCTCGGTCATGGACATTTATGATATACAGATAAAAAAAAGTCAAGGTTCAGGATCAAAGTCATCCTCTTCCTGAAACTTGGCATACTTAACCTTTTGTGGGAGCTCCTCATCCTCGTCCTCATCTTCTTCTTCGTACTGGATCGGATGAAGTTCCTTGGTGTTATATCCTGGGACATCCCAGGATTCATCCATTAACTAACCTCCAGAAGTGTTAAACAGCAGTTTGCCGATGCCATTGTCGCTGCTGAAGATGTTGTAAGAGCGTGTATAGACACGAAGCAGTCTACGCTGAGTCGAAGGCACGACATTGACCGTCAAGAACTGTTTCTGTATTCGACCTAGATTGATAGTCCCCGTAGGTTCTATATTCTCGGGATCTATGCATAAAGAATAAATATAGAAGATGGTTCTGGTCGGTGTACGGGTGTGATAGTCCATGGGCTGAATAACCCGAAGAAAGAGTGGCGTACCAAGCTCTTCCGGAATGAGATCATTTCCGTCAACCTGAAATCTGAGACTTGTCAAGTGGTCCATAACGGTGTTGCTGTAGGTGAAATCAAATACGTTCGACCCGATCGTCTCGTACTGTACCACAAAGAACAACTCCTTGGTCGGTCCAGTGAAATTGAGATAGAAGCTCTCCTGAGTGACGTTCGGCCGAATGGCCCCCTGAAAGAGCTGTGTCTGTTCAGTGAGATAGATTCTCTTCTGGGACTGAAAATACTGAGCCTCCTTGTCACTCAGATAGATGTACTCGAACAACAATTCCGCCCTGATAATATCGGTGATCAGAAAGGGTGGGAATGTAAAGTCTCGTGACTCGCGAAACTTGATACGAATCTCGGTCGATCCCTGATTCATTGCACAGAGAGGAAAGCCACGCTCGCAAATGGAAAAAGGCAAGTACAGATAGAGAGTCATTGCGTTACTGGAACCGACGAGTCCCTTTCCGGTCGTGTTACTGATGATGGTCTGCTTCGTCTCTGGGAAAACAATCTCCTGCATCATTTCGTTAAACTCGCCATAGTATCGTTCAATCACCTTTTTGTCGATAAGGAGCTCGGCATACTCGATCAAGTAATTACCGACCGAAGTTGCATATGTCGAAACAGACTTGTTAGTTGCTGGATCAATATCAATCTGAGGAAGGTGAACACGAACATACATGCGCGTAATAAGGTCACCCGCGTGTGGTATGGGTTGAACATAGAGATCTCCAAAACGTGGTTCTCCCTTGAGCTGAAATGATAACATCTGGGTCTGAAACTTTGGGCGGGCCAAAAACTCGTCAATGAAATATGAGTACTGAGGACCGTACTGGACCATCTCATAGTCCGAACGCCCTTCTATGAGCGATCGAATTCCTCCGGCGTCACCGCTCATTATCTACTACATAGAACTATTAAATAGTAAACCAGCGAGGCCATGTTGGACTCTTAGGATGTTATAGTTTGTCGCGTATATGTTCAGCTGTTTTTCATAAAACAAGTCGGGCTTCATGTTAATTTCCAGAATCTGTTGACGAATACGACTAAAGTTGACGTGACCCGTTGGGTTACTGATTGCCTCCGGCTTCATACAGAATGCATAAATGAATACATTCGATGTCACAATTCCATCCTTGTAAGCCGGGGCTGTACGCTTATCAAGAACCTCGAGTGCGCCGAGATATGTCGAGTCGATGGCGGCTGCTGAAAACGCCTCCTGGCCGTTGAAAGTTAGACCCATATTTATGAGTCCATTCTGTGAATAGTCAAAGAGGTCGACGTTTTTGTTCAGGTATACACGATTTGCATCTATGTTACGGTCGTTCCGAATAAAGACTTGGAGCTGCGTCACTGGATTGATAAAGTTGAGCTGGAAATAACCACCGACTGATCCCTTGGGTAGTCGATTCTTTGAAATCTGAAGCTGGCTGACCAGATATGTAAGCTTTCTCTGTCTGAAAAAGTTGAGCTCCGGACCAGTCAAGAATGCAAATTCACCAATGACAGTCACATCCATAAATGGACTAAACTGCGAATCCAACCTAGGAACGTACGTCTGGATGTTACCTGGCTGTATGAGCGGGAACACAAACAAGAGCTGTTTGTCGTACGATCCACCCTGATATGCTACCTGGACTGCACTAAATCTCACCCATAGAGTCATAGAGTCGGCCGTAGAAAGGAGTGGTATGTAGTCTTCGGGATTTTGGTACTCTACAGAATCTATCGTAATAGGATGGGTCGAATCAATTGCAGCAACTGCGTTTGAGTCAACACCAAAGGCGCTCAGATCGATGAGCAGTTCCATACCATCCTTTATTACTCCTGTATATGTACCACTTGCCAAAGTCAGTGTCGTATAATTAAACTGTTTTACAATTGACCCAACCTGTATAGCGTATCCAGGGTTGGGCGACATCGTAAACTGGGAAAAGTCGGCTCCGACTGTATAGTTGCTTCCAAAGTTGTTGAACCGGACCAGGAGTTCGACATCCTGACGGTACAAAGCCACAAGCGGTATGGCAAGTCCAGTCTCTCTGTAAAAGTAGAATGGAAGATTGATGATATAAGTCCGAGGGTTGTACAGTGCCGAATAGTCATCCTTGCCGTACAGAATCGTGAGCGCCGGTTTGTTCTGAAGCTCGGTCGTCATGTCCATGTAGTTCTGAATGTACTCACCAGTGATGGTCTCGATGAGCTGACCGCCTATAAGAAGTTCAACTCGGTCAATCATAGCCGCACCGACGGAATTTGTATAAGAACTCTGTTGAGCGGTCGGAATAGTATTACCCTTGATCCACCCTGCCTGAATCAGCGTAAGCGAAGAAGCTGGACCGCCGATAAACTGGGCCAATGTCTGATTTGTCGATATCGGATTGTTATAAGGGTCAACCTCGTACGGGTAGTAATCATTCGTAATTCCATAAAATTGTGACCACGCTATAGGTTTTTGAGAAATTTGAGCCGAGAGACCTATATAGTCGCTCAGTTTGAACAAGCCCGGAAAAGCAAACTCCGACCCAATCTGTGAACAACTAAGCGACTGGCCAGTCAGCTGTGCAAGGAGCCACTGATAATTGGCAAACTGATAGCCTGTATAGTTTGGAACAAAGTATAATTCAGTACCGGCTTGAATCTCTGGGAAAATCTGCTCCTGATACTGGATCGTAATAGAGTTTGGATCTGGTACGGCCGTAACAATCGCGTCACCGACAATTTTCAGCTGATAGCCAATAATTCGATAGCCGTTTGCATACCTTGACGAATCCGATACTGTTAGAGTTACTGATGTCGACGGTGAAGTATCTGCCGCTCTCGCCGAAACAGTTACTGTCCCTACGAGAGAGTTGTATAGAGTCTGAAGCTGAGCCAGAGTCAGCTTTTTGAGGTAATTTACATTGTAATACGGATCTACTGGAGCATTGGGTGGTAACACCATTCTCCTCTACATGTTACTAATCTTTTTGTCAAGCTCCTGCACTGCAGCAACAAGGTGTGTGATGATGCGTTCCCAGCGTAACGACATTGGATCACCCTGTCTGACGGCTCTTGGTTCAATCTTCTCCACCTCTTGTGCTATAAATCCCAGATCCTTGAGGCCCGGCCGGACCGAATGCTCGTTCCAAGTGAAATCAACCGGACGAAGATTACGAATCACCTCGAGCGAAGACTCTGACGTGATCGTGACAACGTCCGTCTTGAGTCGACCGTCACAAATAGTATTGAAACCGATGATATCATCGGTCGTATTCAAGTTTCCAGTAATGTACACATTACTGAATACATTGACTGAAAACATACCAGGACCACCGTATGTAGTTGGTGGCGTTGCTATATTCCCATACACATAAAGATCGCCAGCCACAATAACGTTTCCATCCTGAACGATAGGCATATCACTACTTTACTTTAACAACACAACTTTATTAGGCTCTTGCCCCCGTAAATGCAAGCGCTGTCGGATCGAAGCCCCAGAATACAGCAGCCGATGACGTAGGAAATCCAATCTTTTTGATTGTTGTCGGGACTGTGAAATAAGAATATAATACCTGGCCGCTTCCCCCTGTAGAATAAGTCACGTTTACGGGTGAAGTGACGGGAATAATTTGTTGCGAATTGAAATTGGCCGTGACGACATTACTGACGAATGAGTTTGCGGAAGTTTTAATGGTTGATGCATACGGTAGCCCCTTGATTGCTAAATTTGGAAACGGACTGACGTTTGTAAACTCGACCGAGGTTGGTGTCGACGACGTCTGAAGAACAAGGTTCGATACGTTCGAAATCAAAAGCGGGGTGAGATTGAAAATAAACTGTGGGGTTGTATTTTGGTAGAGGACCGCCTGGTCAAGATATGTAATGATATTTCCACCCGGTGCTACTGCCAGAGTTGTAATCTTGCAAGTCGTCGGTTGGTGATTCGCATCGTCAAACCCTGTTACCGAAAGATTTCCAAGTATACGAAAGTCTGTGAATGACATATTAATGTTTGAAAAGTCAAATTGCGAAGGATATTGAATACTGATGGCATTTGCATAGCACATGGGTAGGTCGTTAAAAGTCATGGTGACTGGTTGATTTCCATTGAGTGTAATGTACTCGGATGATGACAACTGGAGCGGAGTCACCGTCGATCTGTAAACATTTGTAGCGATCGTAACGTTTCCGGCAAAGAAAGGGATTCCGGATATGTTACTTCCGATAGAAACTGGTAGGGTATTAGAAATATTAAGATTGATGCTCGAGAATGGTTTGACGAGCGAGTAGATTGATTTCCAGTTCCAGGCATTCTGAGCATCGTTATATGACAATGTCATAAAGTCGTTACGGAGCCAAGGCAGACAACTTGCCGAAAAGGCTTTTGCTGACGCAACCTGGGTAGGACCATTATAGACTTGGACGTCGATCGGAGAAAATATAGGGTACCAGAGATATGGCGTACTAAATGTAATATCGATCGTATTGTACGTAAAGTTTACACCGGCCGAATCAAAACTCTGAACCTTGAAAGGATTACTAATGGTCATTGTTATGGCGGAGAGACCGGCTATAGAAGGAATCTTAACAGTTCGACCGGTAATCATCTCATTTGGATAATCTGAATTCAGTAGGATAAGACGGACAGCTGATAGACTACCCGTGAGAGTCTGTGATAATGGGTCAGAAAATGGCGAGTACGTATTATAGTACTTGACTGAACGTGTAACGTATGAAATCGTATTCGATCCGTCTGAAAAATACGTCTTGAAGTTTGGAATGTTGACACGAATAGCAGCCTGAGTTGCTGCATCGACGTAGTTGAGCTCGTTATAGTATGGATTCGTATTGGACTGTAAGACTGTCTGTAGGGGATACACGTACCCAGGTCCTGGTGTAAACAGAGATGGTAATGTAAGTTTCAGTGATGTTCCAAGTAAAAGATCACCACGGTATGGGATTTTTACAAAACCGGCAGTTCCATACTGGATGGGTGTATTGAATGGATATTCTTCAGAGTACAACAAGAATGGTGAATGACGTCTATAAATTCCACTGAAATACGACACGTCTGGTTTACCCGTAAGATATACATCCTGTATGCCCTGCGTTACCAGCTGGATAGTCGCAGACGACATTTACTATTATCAACGCGTATTTTTTAAATACGAAAAACCCGTGATGATAATAGATGGCTAAAGCCGGTGCATACCAGCTTCAGCTTAAAAAGTTTAATCCGTCGACAATGCCGGACAATGCGACGTGTGTTTTCATCGGTAAGCGCCGTACAGGTAAATCGACGCTCGTCACAGACATTCTCTGGTACAAGAAACATCTTCCAGCCGGAGTTGTCATGTCAGCCACAGAAGATGGAAATGGGCACTATCGCCAATTTGTACCTGATCTCTTCATTTACAACGATTTTTCACGCGATGCTGCTGAAAAGTTATTAGAACGGCAGAAGAGGCTGAAGGCGGCCGGAAAGTATTCGCCCGTCTTTTTCCTTATGGACGACTGTAAGTACGACAAGACTCGAATGAAGGAGCCTATCATTCGCGAAATCTTCATGAACGGCCGCCACTACAACATCTTCTTTTGTTTCACAGCTCAGTACGCCATGGATGTTCCACCAGCGATTCGAGGAAACATCGACTACGTCTTTGTCCTGCGCGAGAATATTCGTAAAAACAGAGAGAATCTTTACGAATCATTCTTTGGGTGTTTCCCAACCAAGGATATGTTTTTCCAGGTGATGGACTCGTGTACAGAAAACTACGAGTGTCTGGTTTTGGACAATACAGGGACATCGAACAAGATTGAGGATAACGTATTTTGGTACAAGGCGCCTGTGCGCAAAAACTTTCGGCTCGGTTCAGATGCAATGTGGAACTATCACAAGTCGCACTACAACCCAAAGGCTGGAAATCCGGTAGGTCCTACACAGAGACCAAGAGGTTCCCAGCGCGTAGTTGTTCAGAAAACATAATCAGGATTGTGAGTAATGGTTGAGCTCGTCGA